AAACAAATTGAAGTACAATATTTAAATCAAACGGTGGAATACTAATATGGGATGGTGGAATAAAAGAGTTAGACAACACTTAGATGCTAAGAAAGAGCAAGAAGTTACAGTAGAAAAAACTACAGAAGATATTCGACGTGATGCTCTTGAGTCTGAAAAAGAAGCGGCTACTAAAGCAGGCGAAGCATGGGTTGCAGTACTTGATACACAAGTAAACAAAGATAATATTCGAAACGGGTTCTTTGAACTCGATTGGAATAATCAGTTCATCGAAGAATTACTTGATGCAGGTTACTCGGGCGAATCAAACGAACAGATTGTTGATGCATGGTTTAAGACTATTGTATCGCAAATGCTTGAAGAAGAAGGTCAAGATCCTAGAACTGGAGCAGGGTATATTAATGTAGTTCCAATTGACAAGGGCAAGAGTGAAATATCTTAATGGTTGACAACAGCCAGATCTGGTGCTATAATAATACTATAAATTACACAGAGGCAAATTAATGGCAACTTATATTCTAGTAGACACTGCTAACACGTTCTTTCGTGCAAGGCATGTAGTACGTGGCGATATTGACACTAAGGTCGGTATGGCCTTTCATATTACGCTTGCAGGTGTTAAGAAAGCATGGAAAGACTTTAACGCTGATCATGTTGTGTTTTGTTTAGAAGGACGCAGTTGGCGCAAAGACTTTTACGAACCTTACAAACGTAATAGGCAAGTATCACGTGACGCACTAACACCTAGTCAGCAAGAAGAAGATAAAGTGTTTTGGGAGTGCTTTGATGAGTTTAAAGACTTTGTATCTACTAAGACTAACTGTACTGTTATGCGTCATCCGCAACTAGAAGCAGATGATCTTATTGCTGGTTGGGTACAAGCACATCCTAATGACAATCATGTTATCATTAGTACTGATGGCGACTTTGCACAACTTATTGCACCTAACTGTAAACAGTACAACGGCATACAAAACGTTACTATTACACACGAAGGGTACTTTGATGATAAAGGTGCAGAAGTTATTGACAAGAAGACTAAAGCACCTAAACTAGCACCTAAGCCTGACTTTATGTTATTTGAAAAGTGTATGCGTGGCGACACTAGTGATAACGTGTTTAGTGCTTACCCCGGTGTACGTACAAAAGGCACTAAGAATAAAGTAGGTCTTATTGAAGCATACGAAGACAAAGGCACTAAAGGCTTTAACTGGAATAACATGATGTTACAACGCTGGACTGATCATGAAGGCGTAGAACATCGTGTGCTAGATGACTATCAGCGTAATGTTGTACTATGTGACTTGACTGCACAACCTGGCAACATTAGAAGTATTATTAACGACACAATTGAAGAACATGCAACGCCTAAAGAAATTACACAAGTTGGCATGCGTCTTATGAAATTCTGTGCAAAGTGGGATATGCAACGTATTGCAGATCAAGCACAACACTTTGCTGAACCCTTACAAGCGAGGTACCCCACATGACTATGAAAGCAAAAGAAGTTTTAAAAGATAAATTTTGGATCGTTGAAGACGATGGACAAAAAGTAGGCACTTTAAGCGCCGCTGAAGAATGTTATACATATACTTGTCGCACCGGCACTCAAGTGTTTAGTGACTTTAATCAACTTAAAACTTCATTAGGTAAAATTAGTTGGAGTGAAGTAGATGAAAAACAAACTGAGTCTGAATACGAAGTACACGGATATCCAACAAGTTGCGAACCTTTCAACCCAATGTATGATGTAAAGAATAAATTGCCATTGTTTAGTAAGAGCAATAAAAGTAAAAGCCTTTATTGTGCAGGTTACTACACTATTTCATTTGAAAAAGGTTGGGTTAAGAGTTTTTGCCCAAAACAAATTACTATTGAGCGTTACGACTATAGTGGTCCGTTTAAGACAGACATTGAAATGCGTCAGGAGTTAAGTCGTGTCAACAAGTCCTCTTAATACTGCTCCAATACAAAACTTTATCCAGCAAGTTAAAGGTGCTGATGCTAGTCAAGCAAAAGAAGTTAAACTTACTTTGCAACAGGCTAAAGGATTAGCATTTACACTAGGTATTGTTATGGCTAGACTACAAGGTGATATGGAAAAGTTTGTAAAAGAAAATACAAATAGTAATGAAGATATTGTCGAAGTACAACTAGATGGCGGCAATACCTGGTAAAGTGCTACTTTAAAGAGATAAATATATGCGTATATAACTAAAGGATACGCATATGAGCCGACCTAAACCAACGGTATTATTAGAATTTGTTAATAGAAAAACATACCGTAGCGAACAAGTATTAGAATCAGAAGCAATTTGGGCTGTGTTCCATAAAGACAAGCCTTTTAATCTAAAAAGTTCAAATATGTTAACGAACTATCCTGGACCTAAATATAAGAAAACTAGTTTTTCTAATCCAGGGCATGCACATAACTTAGCAAGTAAACTAAACGAAATGTTCAATTGCAACGAATTTAATGTGCATAAACTTACTTCAGGTGATGTAGTTGACGAAGAATGAACTGGAAAGAAACATATACTAAGATCTTCTTAAAGCAAGCAAACATTGCTGTTAACGAAGCAACAATGTCCGAGTACATGCCTGTATGGTGGCAAAACACAAGAAGAAAAGAAACAGGTGGATTGCGTCTTACAGAAAAAGGATTAGACTTTTTAGTTGAAGAATTAGATATTAGCACGTTTGATGTTCCTTTTCCTAGAGACTTTGAACTTACTACAAATACAATTATATGGTTAGATCAATTTATCGACTGTCCTTACTGGCTCGGTAATAAAGTAATTGTAGTTACAGACGAAAAGAAAGCAGTCGAACTAAGCCTTTTCTCCGGCGACTTAAAAAAATACGGAATACAAAAAGCACTATCTAGATCAAAAAAAGATAAAAAATAGGTTGACATTATCTGTAAAGATGTTATTATATATGTATAGTTAGAAACTAGGCACTGATAACTTAATTAAGAGGATATATTATGATCGACGCTATGGCAAGAACAGTTACACCAAATGGGGCAAAGAAAAGCATTTTACGTGCGTTTAAGAAAAAACGTCCGTTGTTCATGTGGGGACCTCCGGGTATTGGTAAGTCTGACATTGTTGGACAAATTACTAAACAACTAAAAAATTCAAAACTAATTGATGTACGACTATCATTATGGGAACCTACAGATATTAAAGGTATTCCATACTTTGACAGCAACTCAGGTACAATGGTGTGGGCACCACCTGCAGAACTTCCAAACGAAGAAGAAGCCGCAAAGTATGATAACATTGTTCTTTTCTTAGACGAAATGAACTCAGCGGCGCCAGCAGTACAAGCGGCGGCTTATCAACTTATTCTTAATCGTCGTGTAGGACAATACAAATTACCAGACAATGTTCTTATTGTAGCGGCTGGTAACAGAGAAGCAGACAAAGGCGTTACTTATAGAATGCCTGCTCCGTTAGCAAATCGTTTTGTACACCTAGAACTTGCTGTAAACTTTGATGATTGGTTTGAATGGGCAATTGGTAACGATATACATAACGATGTTGTTGGTTACCTTACTTTTAGTAAGAAAGATTTATACGATTTCGATCCTAAGAGTCCAAGTCGTTCTTTTGCAACACCACGTAGTTGGTCTTTTGTAAGTGAACTGCTTGACGATGACGAGGACGAAACTACCACTACCGATTTGGTAAGTGGATCAGTTGGCGAAGGTTTGGCTGTCAAGTTCATGGCTCACCGCAAAGTAGCGGCGAGTATGCCTAACCCGACTGATATTTTAGCAGGTAAAGTTAAAGATATGAACACTAAAGAAATCAGTGCCATGTATTCCTTAACAGTGTCATTGTGCTATGAACTCAAACAAGCGTCCGATGCGGGCAATAAAAAGTTTGATAAAATGGTCAGTAACTTCCTGCGATTTGCAATGGATAACTTCGAAACAGAACTTGTAGTTATGGGCATTAAAGTTGCTATTACACAATACCAACTTCCAATTGATCCAGACGAAGTAGATTGTTTTGATGAATTCCATGAGCGATTTGGCAAGTACATTAGTGCCGCCAGTCAATAAGCATTAAAAGGGTAGGGTTCGCTCTACCCTTTTTCTTACCAAAATAGGTTGACATTTACTGTAAATATGTTATTATATATGTACAGTAACAAAGAGGACATGACATGGGCTTAGATACTAAAGGGTTTACACCCGTAGAATTAACAGATGAACAACTAGCAGAAATGCGTGAAGAAGTTCATGACAGAGTTATTGTAGCCCGAGTGGGTCTTTTGTTGCGACATCCGTTCTTTGGTAATATGGCTACACGTATGCGTGTACAAAACTGTGACGACTGGTGTCCTACTGCGGCTACTGATGGTCGTAACTTATATTACAATACACAATTTTTCAATATGTTAACTAATAAACAAATTGAATTTGTTATTGCACATGAAATTTTACACTGTGTATTTGATCATATTGTAAGACGTGAAGATCGAGATCCTAGAACGTATAACATTGCATGTGACTATCTTGTAAACAACTTGCTAGTACGTGATAAGATCGGCGAACGTGTAGATCAAATACAAATTTTCCAAGACTTTAAATATGATGGGTGGACGTCAGAAGAAGTATATGATGACATATTTGAAAAGTATGATGAAGAAGAATTAGAAGCACTAGGACAATTACTCGACGAACACATTGATTGGGAGAAAGATGGAGACCAGCAAGGTGAAGGCAACAACGCACCAGGTGCTGGAGACAAAGAAGGCAAAGGCCGTCCTACATATTCAAAAGATGAATTAAAAAAGATACGTGACGAAATAAAAGAAAGCATGATTACATCTGCACAATCTGCAGGTGCTGGCAATTTACCAGGCGAAGTTGCACGTATGATTAAAGAACTTACAGAACCTAAAATGAACTGGCGTGAATTGTTACGTCAACAAATACAAAGCACTATACGTAATGACTTTACATTTAGTCGTCCATCACGCAAAGGCTGGCATACTGGTGCTATTCTTCCAGGTATGAATTATGACGAAACTATTGACTTATGTGTTTGTATTGATATGTCTGGTTCAATTGGTGATGCACAAGGGCGTGATTTCCTAAGTGAAGTTAAAGGAATTATGGATGAATATAAAGACTATAAAATTAAATTATGGTGCTTTGATACAC